TTTTACTTCGACTTCATCATCCTCAATAGTGATATCTACCTCTTGGGTATTCTTTTCTTCCTCGAGTTCATCGGGAAATTTATATTCGCCGCCAAATCTAGACATGTACGCTCCTTATTTGCGTTTGATGCCACGTGGGTCTTCTACAACACCTTCGACTGAATCGTCGTTAATGATGCGGAATTCTCGTCCGTGGATGAGTAAACGTGAACCTGCGTTGGGTCGAGTCAACACAAAATCACCTTTTTGACACCAAGGCCCAGTTGGGAACTTTGCCTTGTCCATGTAGCAGTCTGGGCCGAGGTCGACAACAAACAAAACTGTTGTGAGTAGTTCGTCGTATCGCAAGGTCTCATCTGCTTTAATAATCCCAATATCACCTTCATACTCTTTCTCTTGCTCTGGGATCGCGCACAAGATTTTGTAGCCCGAGGGCTTTGGTAATTGAGTTGCTTTTTCCTCCGCATTCTTGTGCATGATTGCCGCAAGATCGACAGCCAATCCAAGATCTAAGGTTTCACTCATCTGAGTTCTCCATGTTTTTTGTCAGGTCTGTGACATATCTACGAGCGGTGAGCAGACCTGTAATTTCCCCACACATCCCGCAGTACTCGTCATATGACCTAGCAGCTCGCGCTCCCAAGGCATCTTCGAGTTGTTTGACTTTTTCGTCAATTTGTTTGATCGTATGATCCAATGCTTGTTTTACTTCGTAGGACATCATTCATCCTTTTTTGTTGGTGTATTTCGCTTTTGTTGATTTAATTGCGCAGCCATTTGTTGCTGGTGCTTCATCAAATCAATACCAGCACGTGCGCCTTCAGTTTCTTTGTCAAGCTGATGCTTTTGTTGGTCGTGCATTTGCTGCATAGCTATCTTTGCTCCTTCAGTTTCCTGATTAGCCTCAATACGCTTAAGTTCGACTTGGATCTGAGCCATCTTTGCCTGTATATCAGCCATGTCTTTCTGAGACTTGCGCTGTAGGTCTTGCTGTTTGATTTGCAACTCTTGCTGCTGCAACTGTATAAGCGGATCCTGCTGCATCTGCTGGTTCTTCTGCTGTTGGGCTTCCTGCTGATTCTGTTGTAAAAGTTGCTGAGATGCTTGTGCTGCCATCTTAGAGACTTGAACTTCCATCTCAGGAGAAATTTCTTCTTCATCCTTCTCCTCGTTATACGGAGGTAAAGTCTGGCCCATTGTTTGTTCAACCTGTTTGCGGTACTCCATACCTAAATGCTCAAATACGTGGGCCATCATTGCCGCTTGTAATTGCTGAGCCATCTGAGGGTTCATGCCCACAATACTCTGCACTTTTGGATCTTGCATCGCCGCCATATGAACAGCAATATGGGCTTGATGATCTTGGTAGATGAACGCCTTGACGGGTTTGTTAGAGAGAATATTCATGTTCTCTGTGACTGGGTCACGAGGCTTCATGTCCTCTGCTATCGGCACAAGCTTCTGATAGTTCTTAATACCAATCACGTCCAACATCTGTCTGTGAAGCTGGGGTAAGTCATACAGTTGTGGCGCGGTTTGCGCCAACTGTAATGCTGCCTGATACTGGATAACCTTTTGGGCCATCGTAGCTGCATTAGGGTCGCTGACAGGAATCACTTCCACATAGTCATAATCACTTTGTTTAGCGTGACGTCCCCCTTCTTCTGGATCGTAGCTATAGTCTGGTGGGGTGTAGTCGCGGATGATATCTTTGAGTAGCTTGAACTCTTGCTTCATTGAGTAGTGGACACGAGCCTGAATTGCGCTCATAGTCTTCAACTGTCGCTCAAGGATCGCAAGCGTTGTACCAACAGGGGACTGAGCCGACATGTCCGAAATCTGCAAGTCAACAGTACCAGCAAACTTACGGCCTTCATCAATGATTGTTTGAAGCAACGCCGCTAGAACCTGACTTGGTTCTTTGTATGGCAGCGGCATGATGTTGTCTCGAATAGAGCCGCTTGGGACATCCATGTCTCGAAACTCTCCGGGGCTTATCGGTGTGTCGTCACCTTTGGAACGAAGTCCTCGTGTTTTAAAACCACCCGGTAAGTTCGATAAAGTACCAGCGTCAACAAGCTGACGGAGAATAGAAGTACCAGACTTGGCAAAAGCACCAATAAGATGAATAAGACCAAAACAATAGAATCCAAAGCCCGGAATATAGCCGTAATGCACGAAGTGAGTGCGCTTGTGACACTGTTCATCTTCTGGTCTCCAGTTTCTACGAATAGCTAAAACTTCGCCTGAACTCTTCTCAATAGTAACGATGTAAGGCAATGCAATCCCTGTCTCGTTACCAGCGTCATCCTTATGCTCATAGCCGGGCAAGTCCATCTCGACTTGCATCTCCAAGAGCTTGAAGCGGTCATCCTCAGATGCTCTAAAACCAAGCTTCTCAGCGATCTTCTTTTCTACCTCATCCATGACATTAACTGGATCGCCCAAGTCAACATCTCGGTAAAAACCTTCATGCTGTAAACGCTTAAGCTCGTTGGATGTTTTGCGCATAACATGTGTCACGCGCTCTGCTGAGTCCAGACTAGAAGCGCCGTAAGGCACTACCACGTCTTCGGCTGGCACATACATAGATACCTGACGATTCAAGCTAGGATCGAAGTACACTTTCTTGAACGCATTGCCTGCCAGACCCAAGCCCCACAACATGCGCTCATGCTCAGGGCGAAACTCTTTCATCACATCTGTAAGCTGGTAGTTCATGTCTACCTGAACACGCTCAGCAGCTTTTTTCTTCTCAGGTGTTTCTTTGCCGATAATCTGAGTCTTAACTGGGCCTGCTGCTGGGAACGTAGACATCATGGTCTCAGCTTGAAACTTCACCACGGACTCACTCAATATTGGATGGAAGACACCACATGCGCCGGGCCAAGGCTCCATACGCTCTTCAATCTTCATGCCCAACAACTCAAGCCCATCTACGTAAGTTTGTATCCAGTCTTTCCGACTAGCCACATCCGCTTCGTACTCACCGACGAGATCACCTGACAAGCGAACTAGCTCATCCTCGTCCATCTCTTCAGCCAAGTTCTTATTAAACTCGTCCTCTTCCTCGGACTTCTCCATGTCAATCTCAAAGCCCGGCCCTTTAATATTTACCGCCTCTGGGTCTTCGATCGTGATCTCAATTGGCTCGTCTTCCTCACCGAGTTGTTCCAAACCTTGGGGTGCGTCTGTATAGACTGCTTTGTCCATATTTGTTGCCATCATCTACCCTTAATAGTACGCCGCTTTTTTGCGGAACATTTTCTTGACGAAATTGTCTTCTGGCTCATCAGTCTCCAGACGGATAAACCCGCCCTGCCGAAATCTCAATAGAGCCAATGTTGTGGAGTCTACCAAGTCATCGTTCGCTCCGCTAGGGAAGTCGTTGCATTCTTCTATGACATCCTTCGCCCACCGTCTGTCCGGCGCAAAGACCACGCCCCCTTGGAATAAACTGGAAACCGCATTCACACGAGCAATCTTGTCCTGCCCTTTTCCCGGGGTAAACTCTCCCACTGGAATTCCCATCCTGCGCATCTCCTGATATAACACAGATCCGTTAGATTTCTTCTCCACCATGAACGCGTCTGGTTGCCATTCCTTGTACTCCTCGAGCACCAGCGCCTTGAGGTCTGGGTACTCCAAACGTTTCTTGATCGCGTTTAAGAGAATGATTGCGTAATTATTTGTTTCCTCATTGAAGAACACGCCCCAAGTCGTTAGCGCGTTGTAGTCAGCCCGATTCGTTGCTTCCTGCGCTGCATCCAGACTCATAATGGTGAATTCGCACGCGGGAGGCTCTTCTTTCTCCCAGATCTTCCACCATTCCCTCTTTATTAGAGCGCCTTCTTCGGATACAGGGTTCTGCATGTACTGGGCATTCCAATACCGTACATCCAACGCGGCTTTCTTGGCGTAAAGCTCCTCCACAGGCCAAAACTCAGGCCACAAAGCCTCGCCATCTTCTTTAATTGCAGGAAACTCCACTACTTCCCACTGATCGACACCCTCTTCGCGGTTCATCTGTGTAACTATCTGCCCAGTCAGGTCAAGTTTTGACCACCGAGTCATCACAACAATGATCGCACCACCCGGCATAAGGCGCTGAAGAGGGCCAGACTGGAACCACTCCCAAGCAGGAAGAAAAACGTCCGGTCGTCCGGTTTTAGCGTCTTGTTCAGAATGCGGATCGTCAATAATGAAAAGATCAGCGCCCCTACCAGCGAGAGCACCTCCAACGCCGATAGCAAAGTATTCGCCATTGAAGTTTGTCCCCCATCTTGATGCTGATTTCGAGTCAGCTTGCAGCTCAACTTGCGGAAAAATGTCCTTATAAGTGTCCATTCCCACCAGATTTCGCACGCGGCGACCAAAATTGACCGCTAGATCGGCAGTATGCGATGCCATTATGACTTTTTTGTGTGGGTGTTTGCCCAAAAACCATGCTGGAGCAAGGTACGAGATCAATTCTGACTTGCCATGACGCGGTGCGATGTTCACAATCACCCGTTTCTTCTTGCCGTTGGCAATATCTTCAAAGATCTGGGCCAGTTTTAAATGGTGAGGGCCAACTTTGTATCCCGGGTAGACGTGTTTGACGAAGTCAAGGAAGCTTTCCTTGCTCAAATCTTGCGTCATTTGGGCATCATAGGTCTTGAGAAGCTCAAGAGTGCGCCTTTTCTGCTTGTCAGGCATGGCTGGCAACGCTTGTCGCAGCTTAAATAGCTGCTCAGGCGTCAGGTTTTGATTCATTTTTCACTATTTCTCTAGCTTCGACGTCGATTACTTTATTTTCTAAGCTACCAAGGGTGTCTAAGAGTTCTTTCTCAACCTCTTCAATAGACAGTATCTTATGTGTGACTTCACTGCGCTTCTTAAAAGCATCGACGCCATCAATCTCACCTAATTTAGATAGAGCAGACACGCGAGTCTTGGCATCCTTGGCGTTCTCGACCTCCATCACAAGCTTATTCACTACATATAGCTTGAGGTCAGACAACTCATCTACGATTGAGATGTTCATCTGAGCCACCATACCTGCAAGCATGGCAAGAGTCTCGTTGGGATACTTGGAATAGTCAGGCCTATGCGCAGGATTGGCAATCATTTCCTTAGCGATTTCTTTTGCTTGGTCAGCATTTTCTTGCGTAGGAATGAGAGGTTTGCCTGTCAGATCTGACATTAACTTCACCACGTTGGCTCTCATGGTGAGTTCTTCAGCAGGCGACAGTTCAGGGAACGCATCTACGGCGTTCTTAGGTAGAGGTACATTTTCCTCTATATGCGGAATTATCGGTTCTGACATGTAAGCGGAATCTCCGGCAGTTAGTCGAATGTAACATAAAAATATATCTTTGTGCATAGGGGAGGTGCGGAATCCTACCCGGGGGTATTCCCTGTGTAATTCGATGGGGGGTGGGAGTCAATTACACATACCCGGGGGGTGGTGACATGGAAGCCAAGAATTATTACTTGGTAACTTGACATATTACTTGGAGAAAATTTTGAAAAATATGTGGTGATTTGTATTTGTTCAGGGGTATGGGGGCGAGGAGGAGGCTCATTCAGGGTTTAGGGGGGTGGGGGTGGATGGGGGTGGGTGGGCTGGAAACTATACTTATACAGCATGGTTTGTTAATCTACAAACACTGCAATGTTGCAGTGATTCAAAGGGAGAATGAAATGGCAAAAAAGCCTAGCAACATCGTCACCGTGATTAATCGCGGTATTGCCAACCTCAAAGCAAGCAAGCGTGATATCGCAAATGATATCCGTGTAATGCAAGAGAGTCGCAAAAGGTTTCACCATGTGCTTAACCACATTGTGACACCGGCAGAAGGTAGTGGCTCAATCAGCATATCACCTAATGCAGTCCATGTGACATACCGCGACCTATCGGGTTTCAAGGACTTGCGTCTTGAGACCACACTTGAGGGTCTCACCTTTATCGGTGAGCCTACTAGGACACGCGATTGGGCTGAATTTATGAACCGCGATTATCACTTCACAGTGCCTTTCGCAGATGGTTCTAAAATCTATGTGACAGTCGGCGCTTATGTTGATGACGACAGCAAGACCTGCCGCAAGGTAAAGGTTGGCGAAGAGTACAGGATTGTGGACAAGTTCCAACTAGTCTGCGATTAAGAAAAAGGGAGCTTCGGCTCCCTTTTTTTGTGCCCACGTTTTTGATACCAGTTATGAGTGGTCGAGCGCATCAAGGCGGGCGTGTGTGCGAATTCGCTAATTAGTGTTCCACGATAGGCGTGGAATTTGATTTTGTCCATCAGTTAAGATACTATTCAACCATCGATTAGCGATTCTGCTAGTCGATATTTCAAAACTGTTCAATTTTAGGAGAATGAACATGGCACAAGCCAAAAAAACCATCGCCCACAATGTGGAACTCGTTACCCCTATTTTGTCATATACAGACGGCGCTTTTAAACAAGCCGCTAGTTATGATACTGTTACAGACTTTGCAAAGTATGTGATTGAGAAAAATGCGGGTTTTGGTACTGCGGACTTCAAATTGTCCGATAAGGTCAAAGAGGAGATCATCCAAGGTTATCGTATGCGATTCTCTGCGAAGCACCCCGCAAAGACTTATGCGGTTATTGGTAGTGAATACTTTGACATGGAAATCCTAGACCCTGCTCAAAAAGACAAGGTCAAAGAAAAAGTCGAAGTAGGCGTCGAAGTAGCATTAAGTTTTACTTCTAACGAGTATGGAAAACTTGCGAATGATCGACCACAGTATCATAAGTTAATCGGTAAATGGCGCACCGATACTAGCACCTACTGTTCCAATCGTTTCAAAGACTTGGAAAAAGCCGCTAAAGATGCAATAAATGGCGGTGCAAAAAAGAAACGCACAGCGAACCTTAGTTTTGCTGAAACAGTAGACAAAACTGTAACAGACTTAAAAACCAAGCTCGCAAAATGTGTAGCGAATAAAACTGATAGCTCAGCGAATCAGGATAAATTCAACAAAGCCTTAAGCGCTTTCCTAGCAGTCTGGAAAGCCTAAGCACTTAGCCCCATCAGGTCACAAGCCTGATGGGGCTTTTTTTTGGTCTCACTATTTGAGACCAGTTATCTGTGGTCGCGCGCGTGATTAAGCGTGTGCGTGGATTCTGAGAAACTTAGCTGACAGGGTTAGACAGCGCATAGCACATGGGAATCGTTAAATAGTGTTCCACGCCAGCGTGGAATTCATGGTCTGCATCGCCAAAGTTTTTCAGATTTGATGGTCGAAATCACTCAAAGTTATTTTCTGAGAAAATTAGATGATGCAAAATGGGGTTCAAAAACAGCTTGTTCCACAAAACAGTAGAACAAGAATGACCCAGTAGAACAGAAAATGCCTCGTAAGTCCTTGTCAACATTGAAGTTTTTCGTTTTGTTCTAATGTTCTACTTTTTTTGGGGTATAGGGGCAAAATTTGAAAAAAACGCAGATCGTTCGGCAAGCCCACCAAGTGCAAAACTCCCCTCAAAAAAATCGAAAAAATAACCGTATCCCCTCTCAAAACATAGAACATTAGAACAACTATTATTTTAATAAATAAAATATATAGAAGAATCAACAACTTACGATTTTTCAAGGTCGATTTTTTTGTTCTAACTATACTTAAAAAATAGAACAAAACCTAGAACATTTCCACCTTTTTAGAACAAACACCATATCCAACTATTTTATATAAACGCTTGACTTATAAGTCAAGTTGTGTTATACTTATAACTGAGTCGAAGATGAATCTCATCAACAACTCAATTTAGCGTTCCACGCAAACGTGGAATTCATTGTCAGTATGACCTTTAGGAGAGAGTCATGAGAATGTGTTTTGTTTCACCCATCCCCGCGTCCGTTGATGCAACTGCAAGCCACGCAGGATTGCCCCGAGCCTTACGCAAAACCCTGCGCTTACCAACGCAACGCACTAAGCCACAAGTCCACGATGGAGTGGACAGCTACTTACGCACCGAGATGCGTGTCGATGCCTACTTCAACCAAAACCTTGAGTTCTTAGACAGAGGCTACGACCACGACGAGTTCGGTGACATCGACAACGAGTACGAGGGCTTGACCATTACCGAGCCCATGACCAAGACCGAGATGTTCCAGTTCTGCACTGGCTACGACATTCTCTAACCACACACCAACCACAAAGGAAACATCATGGGACAACTAAAAAACCTGCTCATCGACATTGACGATGATGAACTGCAAGTCCTCATGCAGAACTTCAAGCCATCAGCGGAGGAACTGCAAGCCGAACTAGCTCATGACGTGAGCTTGACTAGTCTTAGTGTTCAGCCTGAGATCAAAGTTTATTTGCTGATGAAGAACGGCTACCCAGTGCGTTCGTACACGGACAGGGCGTTGTCGTTCTACGAGTGTTGGGTTTGCACCAAGGGCGAGGAGTACGCAGAGGAACCCGACGATTGGTACGTGGTCGAGATCATGCACGACCAATCGGTTTACACAGGGGAATGAGATGAAAGTCAGACAGATAAGACAGCGAGCAAAGAGTAAGTACGTAACGGAGGCAGGCTTTGCTTTCCTGCGTGGATGCTTTGCCAAGCGATGCCGTACCTATGAGGCGGGGTGTGCCACTTGTGATGAGTGGCGCTTTCGTGATGAGCATGGGCGGTTCGTCTACAACTGGGATGAGTTAAGAAACTATATGGAGAAAAATCATGAATGATTTCTTTTGGAACTACCGCATTGTCAATACCAAGTCTGCCAACAACGGCGAGGATTGGTATTGCTTGCAAGAGGTTGTATACAACGACGAGGGTAAACCCGAGAGTTTCGGTGCGCCATGCTTGGGGTCGGAGGACATGGAGTCGTTCGGCGATGTGTGGCACATGATGCAGGAGGCAATGACCTTGCCCCCACTACAAGAAGAGGACTTTGTATGAATATCAAGCTGACAAAGAAACAAAAAAAGGTGTTGCAAGCCGAACAAGTCCGAGTGACAGCAATGGGTGAGCAGGCGTTTCTTGACCAGTACAAGGACAAGATCAAAAAGGGTTCAGAAGAAGGCGAGATGGCTACGTTCCTAAAGAACTTCTTTGCTGAAGGATTTTGGAATGGGTATCTACGAGCAACGCTTGATATAGCAAAAGCTAACCATGAAGAATGAGAATCACACACCAGAATGCCGCAACTGCGGCGATCAGTATTCCACGAAGAGGTGGAGTCTTGGATACAAGTTTTGCTTGCCATGCGGTGAGCAACTCGCCAAGCAGGTGGTACGCACAGTCGTGCCGATGCACAAGTCCAACTATGTGATGCTGACTGACATGGAGGATTTGAAGGGTATCAACAACAAGGGAGGGTTTCACAGATGAA